GAGGGTTCGATTCCCTTCGCCCGCTCCAAATCACCCTGCCAAGCCCCTGAAATGCCTAGCGTTTCGGGGGCTTTGCTTTTTGGGGGAAGGAAAGGTGTCGAAGAAGTGTCGAGGCGCATTCAGCGCTACATGCTCAGGAGTAGAAAGCCATCACTCGATTGGCCCCACCAAGCAGTAGCGGATCAATTGCTGCTCAACGCTCTGCTTCTGTCGCAGAACCAAGATCACTGCCGCCTCGCCTTGCTCTTCGTGGAATTCGTAAAAAACACGATAGGGGCCGGTATTAAGCTCGCGATAGCTCAGCCCCCCCAGAAGACTCGCCTGCTGGCTGACTGGGTAACCTTTAGGTGCAAGTGAAATCTTCTCTTCAATCTCATCCAAAAGGCTCAGTACTGACTGGAGTGCAGCCTGTGCACCTTGGAATGGAGCCAAGTGGTGGACTTGGTCTTCGATGCTTTGCTCTGCGGTATCAGTAAAACGAATGACGACCGGGGACATTAAACCTCCTTATTCTGGCTGAGCGAACCTCCTGGAAAGGCGAGCTTTCAAATCATCAACAGAGCGATGCTTGCCTTCTGCGTACTGGCGGGAGCCAATCGCAAGCAACTTCACCAGCGCAATTGCTTCATCGCGCTGCTTCCGCTCAGCATATGACTCAACCACATAGGCAGGAACACCGTTCTGCGTGACGACCATTGGCTCGGATAAATCCAGGTCAGCCGCATGACGTTTCAAATAACTAATTGTCTCGACTCGCATGAGCCGGTACCTCCATTGCTGTGGGAATACTTAAGGCCTGGAACTCAGGTTCTACGGTGTTCGAACTCCACCACGCTCCATATCCAGGCGACGAGTGGGATACGCGCGTCGGCAGTCTGTCTACCGTCGGCTCCAACATCATAATCCGAATTCAGACCGAATTTGAACCACCTCAAGTCTATTTTTCTTTCCCTCTGTCGACCCCCGCAGCCTTCAACCTATGAGCGGGTTGAATCGAACAGCCTCAGATAGGTGGTCTTGGGAGAGGTGCGCATATCGCATCGTCATCGACAACGAGGCGTGCCCCAGGATGTGTTGTAGGGTCACGATGTGCCCGCCGTTCATGATGAAGTGACTGGCGAACGTGTGGCGCAGTACGTGGCTGGCCTGCCCCTTCGGCAGCTTGATCGAGGTCGACAGCAGCACCAGGCGGAACACGCCAAGGCAGTTCGTGAACAGCCCGTGGGTCTGCCAATGCCGGCGAATGTCGGCGGCCAATTCTTCCGAGATCGGCACCGAGCGCACACGCTTGGACTTGGTGTTGGCGAAGATCACCGCATTACCTTTCAGACGTTCCGGCGTCAGCCCCTGAGCCTCACCCCATCGAGCCCCTGTCGCGAGGCAGATACGAGCGACCATCTTCGGATGTGGCGACGTGGTGCGCGCATCCAGGGCCGTAAGCAGTTCGGACACCTGATGCTTGGTCAGGTACGACAGCGGTCTTTCCTGAAGCTTGAGCGGCCGCATGCGCCCTACCGGATTCTCATAGTCAATGACGCCGAGTTGACGCAATTCGTTGTACATGGACTTGAGGTAGCCAAGACGGTTATTCGCGGTCTTGCCCGACATGCCATTGGCTATCTGCCGGCTACGCAACCGAGCCACTTTCGCAGGCTCCAGGGAGACAGCGACCGGGTCGCCCAGGTCCCTTGTCACCAACCGCAGAATCGCCACGCAACGATGCCCGTTGCTCAGGGTCTGGCCGTGCAGTTCATACCAGAGTTCGACCAACTCGGAGAGACGCCGACGGTCCTTCGGCTTGAGCGTCCAGCTGGGGTTTTCCGCACACTTCTGACGCGCGGTGACCTCGAATTGCTGCGCCTCCATCTTGGTCTTGAACCGCTTGCGAAAGCGCTTGCCCTTGATCGGTTCGACATCGACGAACCAACGACCATCGGGGAGCTTGGTGATCGACATTAGACGGCATACCCCCGCCGCAGATACCGATCACACATCAGCTTGTGTATGTGCCTTTCCAGATCGCGACGAGTCCAACCCTTGGCGAGATAGTGGTCTTCGATAACGTGCCAGAACTCCAGTTTACGGGCGGACTCAATAGCCTTTTTTGCCGGGACACGCTCCCGCGCGATCAGGCTCACGAACTGGCCGAGGAACATCTCGCAGTTGCGCCCGCTGAAGCCCTTGGCGGTCTTGTAATAGCGCCGATACTCGGTGCGCTCGATCAGCGGATCGCACTCGACCTGGACGCGGGCGTCCTGGCTGATCAGGCTCCAGAACGGATCGTAGACCGCCGTCCGGCTCAGCAGCTTGAAGCTTTCGCAGGCGTAGTTCCACAGTCCTTGCAGATGCGGGCAGAGGCCCTCATAGGTGCGGCAGCCAATGACCTCCCCCGAGGCCATACGCGAGCCTTCGGAGAACTGCTGGACGATGGAGTGATGGAAGCGGAATTCGAGCCGCCAGACCGTTTCCAGGGGGTTATAGGCCGGGTCGCCATCGCCGAACGGATCCCCGTTCAGGGTTGCCCACACGCTTTCCCAATAGTCGAGCTTGTCGGTGGCCCGAGCCTGGAGGGTCTTGTTATAGATCGACAGTTGCAGGCCGTTGGCCGAGCCGAACATGTACGTCTCGCCACGCCCGTAGACCGAGGCGTTGCCGTCGAATTCGATCCGCTCGATCCCACTGATTTGTCGCACCCGACGCGAGCGACAATGCATGCGGTCCACCAGATCGCGAGGCGGTTTCCAGCCCTGCACGTCCAAGGCGATATGCACAGCGGCTTGGTTGGTTTCGCAGTGACTCAGCACGGCAGCGGCCAAATCATCCAGCACGCCCTGGAGGATGCGCGGATCGGCGCCATCGAGGGCGTGAGGCGATACCTCGATCTTGAGGTGCGAGCCAATGGTGTCGACCTTGATGTTGTGATTCTTGATTAGCAGGATCAGACCCATTTCAGCGTTCTGCAGGCGGTACTGATAGCCGGAGTCGCGACCGATACGGCCCTTGGACCATTCGTAGCCGGCGAACTCGACCACATCCACCGACAGGTCAAACAGCGCCATGACTTCCGGCCGGAGCTTGCCGTTGTACAACTGCCGCACCGTATCCACGCCGCAACGCAGAATGCGCACGCCTGACAGATCGGTGAATTGAGCCGTGGTGTCGTCGAAGAACAACCGCCCTTTCGGGCTTTCCAAGACCTGACCGTCCGACTCGATACTGACGCGAATTTGATGGCTGATTTTCTTCATCTTTAACGATCCAAATTGGTACGAATTGAAACCGCAATAGGTGGCTTATCTGACGTGTTACAGGGGCGTCGGCCGCGCCTTCGGCCTATCGCTCATGCCTTGCGCTCCCGGCCGGCGGCGCGGCCCGCCCCTCATGGCGGCACCCCTACCGCCGCTAGCGCCGTCATCACCGCCCACCAGTGATGCAACGCCCAGCCCATCGCCACTGGGACGAGAAATTCCCAATCGATCATTTGTGCCTCCAGGGCCGCGAGGCGTATTCGGAATCGGGGACGATGGTCAGCGGCGACTGGCCCCTGGCCGGTGCGTCTGCGGACGCGGCGACAGGCGCTGCCGGAGCGATGCTGGCCACCGCGCCGGCCTGCCTCCCGGCACAGGTGACGGTCTGTTTCCAGTCCTCATAGCGAAGCTCTACGACGCACTCGCCCTTGGGCGTCACCCGGTAGCCGGAGCCGATCAGTTGCCAACTGGTGAGTTCCAGGCGCCGGCCCGTGGGATCCTCCAGGGCGAACAGGTAGATATCGCCCCGCGACTTGCGGTAGGCGTGGGCGAGGATGGAGATCCGTCGATCGGCGAAGGGATGGGCGTTCAGATCAACAGGCGCAGCAGCAGGCCCATCAGGTACAAGCCCAGGAGGAAGAAAGCTATTCGCAGCAGGACCCGCTGGAGCAGCCACAGCAGCGGGCGCAGCAGGGGCTTGAGCAGGGTCGCCAGGAGCGTCGGCAGGTGTCGCAGCAGCCGGACCGCCAATCGTGCGCAGAGGCCCCATATACCAGACAAAGCCAATAGTGCCGGCCAGCAATGCCAGTAGAAGAACCAGCTTAGGCGACCGGAAGAGGCTCTTGCCCGCCTTGGTGTCTTGGGTCTTGCCGGTGGCCGTGGACTGGTAGAGGGCGAAGGTCTGCTTTCGGATCCGCTTGTATTCGATGATGGTGCCATCGGCGGGCGGACGGTTGAGTTGGGCGTCATGCTGGGCCTCCTTGTAGCGGCCAGGGATGCCGATCACCGCGAGGTTGGAATGCTTGTAGGCCATCTCGCAGGTCATGCGGATGTCGTCGCGGATGTAGGAAATGTTCGGCGTGGTGAGGACAATGTCCCAGTTGAAATGCCGGTGCCGGGTCCAGGCGTCGAGCCAGCCCATGGGGCGGTCGGCGGCGTGGGCCGCTTCCGGACCGCCGGGGTAATCGAAGCGCTCGAGGTCTTTTTCCCGCCAGGACTTGGGAAACAGCAGTTGGGTTTCGTCGAAGATCAGGAAGGCCCCGCGGGGCGCCCACTGAAACCACGTGCGCATCTTTTCGAGGTCTTCCAGCGACTCCAGATCGAGGTTGATGATTTCCGCCGTGTTGGGCAGGTCCGGGAAGACCTGATAGGCCCGCTCCAGGGTGAAGCCGCGCACGTTGGTGATGATCACCCGCCCGTCTTTCAGCGCGGGCACGGCGTCATCTTGGATCGCGCCGGAGGTCTTGTAGGAGCCATTGGGGCCGTGATGGATCTTGATCGACACGGATCACCTCCCAATGAACGGCACGAAGCGCATGCAGAAGCGCGTCGCCGCCGCGACCATGATGATGTTCAGCGCCTGCGGCACGCCGAAGAAGGCCAGACCCGCCGCAATCGGCCCCGGCAGCGCGGCGTACATGCTGCGGATCATCTGCGGCACGCCGAGGCTGTCGATCAGTTCGCGAGCGGCGGTGTAGCTGACATCGATCAGCAGGATCAGGGTCTGGAGCGCGGCGTACATCGACGCCTTGGTGGCGACCACCAGTCCGTCGCGCACGAAGTCATAGATGCCTTGGGCGAAGAAATCCCAGATCCACTGGAAGAAGGCGATGATCTGATCGAGAAAACCGGAGAGCCATTCCATAGGGTCAGTCCTTCAGCAGAATGAGGGCGGCGATCAGCGCGGCCATCAGCAGCAGCGCCACGCGCAGGCTGGAGAGTTGGCCGGCGTAGTCGGAGATACAGAGGGAGTAGGACTTGCCCCAAATGGTCATGGGCTCGCAGGGCAGTTGCCCGCCGCCTTCCGCCAGGTTGAGGTCGAACGCGCCCTTCATCTGATCGACGTTGGCCTTCACCTTGGTCTTGAGTTCTTGCTTGGCTTCCTCGACCTTCTTTTCCCAGGTGGCGATGGCGTCATCCCAGGTGCCGGGCGTGGGCTCCTTGAGTTCGCCGCCGGGGCCTTCGGGGCCGGTGGAGCAGTTCTCTTTCGCCGGGTCGCAGGTGCCGTTGCCATCGCCGCCCGTACCGCTGCCGTCACCGTCGCCGCTACCATCGCCCCCGCCGTTGCCGTCCCCTCCCCCGCTGCCGTCGCCGCCATTGCCGGTGCCGCCATCGTTGCCGCCGCCGTTGTTGTCTCCACCGCCATTGCCATCGCCGCCGCCATCGCCATCACCGCCCGGCGTGGTCGGGTCGGTTGGATCCGTGGGATCGGTCGGGGTCTTGACGCAGGTAGTCCCCGACCACGACCAGCCGGGCGGGCAGCCGGGGTCGTTCGGGTCGGAGGGATCGGTGTTCGGGGTGTCGGGTGGGTTCAGCGAATCGCCGGTCTGCGCGAAGGTGTAGGAATCGGCACCGCAATTCTGTCCGGTGCCCTTGAGGATGTAATTGCAGAAGCCGGTCGTGGTGGAGCCTTTGACCAGATAGCAACTGGCCGGGCTGGGGTTGCCGCCGTACTCGCAGCTTTGATAACAGGCGCTCGGTGCGCCGCCGTCGCCGACATAGTTCCGCCCGCCCGAGGTGACAACAGGCGAGTCCGGGCCCTTGGCCGGAAACAGTTCGCCTTCCTTGCACTCTTCGGGCGGCGGCTTGCAGGCGCCGTCGGCCGGATCGAGCTCTTGCTCTGGAGGACAGCTATCGCCAGTCAAGATGGCAGTCTTCGTCTCCCAAGTGATTCCACCAGTACCCGAAACACTGCACTGAACTTCCTTGTAGCTCAGCTTGTTGATTTTCTTTAGCCAGTTGGCCGACGTGTTATCGAAGTAGTACTGGCACGCCGCCGTATAGGATGGAAAGAAGGCCGTGGGCTTTCCGGGGATGGAAATCTTCCATTGGTAGAAGTCCGCGCTCGCCAAGGAATGCCACAGCAACGAGACCAGCAGGCCCAGCAGCGGAAGAAGCCGGCCAAGGCCGGAACGTGCGTTGTTACTCATCCAGTCACCCATGAAAAAGCCCCCTGCCGGAAACTCCGGAGGGGGCTTCCGCCTCGGTCTGTTCGGTTAGAAGAATTCGCCGGTCCGGTACCCGGTGATGAAGGCGCCGGCGAAGAACGCCCCCAACCACACCGACCAGAGCACCCGTTACGCCTTGCGCAACATGCTGTAGATCAGGCCGGCGACGGCCAGGATCACCAGGGCGCCGACGATGTAGCCGCCAATGGCCTTCATATCGCCCTGCCCATCGGTGATCGCCGATTCCACCGCGCTGGTGTCGATCACCCCGGCGAAGGCCGGCAGCGAAGTCGCGGCAGTGACGGAGCCGGCGATGCACAGGTTGCGGAACGAGGCGACCGGGCTGAACTTGGCGATGCGTTGCTTCATTGCTTTCATGGTGTTTCCTCTCTACTTGGCTTTACGAAGAAGTGACGCGACCCAGCCAATCAAAAGCCCCGTCACGAACGATCCCAGGACGCCAGCGGCACCGATGCCAAAGGCTTCCGGGGAGAAACCACCGTTGACCAGGATGTCCACGTATCCAGCGGCCTCGGGCGGAATCAGGTAGGCCTGTTGCCATGCGAGTTCGCGACACGCCATGAAGCCCTCGGGGGTCGAGGTCCACGCGGTACACACCTGCACAGCGACAACGCCTGACATAGCGATCAGTCCTCAAACAGCCAGGGAGGCCGCTAGGCCGTCGATCCAGCCCCAGGCGTAGCCGGTGGCCAGACCTACCGCGAACAGCGAGAGATAGCGGAGCATCGCGGCCTCCTACGGCTTACGCCTTGGCGTCCGGGGACTTGTCTTGTTTGTCCTGGCCCTGCGGCTGCTGGGCCGGACGCGGGGCTTGGGCCTGCGCTTGCGGGCGGGCCGGGGCTTGGGCGGTCGGCGCCATCGGCTTGCCGCCCACAGCCAACAGATCCACAAGGACTTGGGTATTGGTGATCCGACCGAAACGGTCTTGGGTCGGGCGGACCACGCTGGCGAACTTGCAGAGCACCGGCTGGCCTTCGAAGACGATGGCGTCCAGCAGGGTCGGCTCGATGTTGTATTCGCTGATCTCGAAGCCCCTGGCGTTGCCACGGGCGCCTTCCGGGATCGGGGCGATGGACTGGACCGAGGCGTAGATTTCCCCGGTCTTGGTCGAGGTGTAGGTGTCGGTCTTGGTGACCCACAGTTCGACGACGCCGCCTTGGGTTGCAAACATGTTCATCGGTGTTTCTCCTTCAATTCGCCTTTTTCGGCGTGAGTTGTCCCGCTGCTGCAAATTCGGCTGTTTCGCCTTCATTCAGCGGTGTTGGGTGAAAGTGATGTATGGGGCGATCCCTTCGGGCCGGGCTCTATTCGCTAGCGAACCAAGCCAACCACGGGTGTTCGTCTCAGCCCATTCGAGTAACGGTCCCTATCGCAACGTCGTCTCCGACAGCCAAGGGGAACGCTTCCCCTTGGAACCCGCAGAGCAACACCAAGGGCTCTGCCCTTGTCATCCCGCTCTTGCCGCCGAGGGCTCGGGAGCGCGGGGCGGAGAAGCTGCCCCACACTCCCCAGCGGAGGCTGTTTCAGGGGGGCGGCGTTCAAGGGTACGCTCCGCCCGTGCTTCCGTTCGCCGGAACGGTGAAGCTGTTCCGACGAGCCGGGAGCGCGGCCCTTGACCGGATCGGCCACGGTGCGAGCGGCCTGGATCAGGCAGAGCAGGAGCAGCGCTTTCAGGGTGTCAGCGAGCATGGGTCAGCCCTCCAATTGGAATGCTTCGCGCACGGGCACGAAGGGCGTGGGTTTCCCGCTGTCGTACACAACGTGCCAGTACTTCGGCGGACGCCGGGACGGGTCGTGTTTCGCGCAGAAGGAACGGGGACGGCAGAGCCAACGGCCATCTTCCAGATAGGGCTGCCCAGGGGGCCGGCAGTCCGGACACGGCGACGGGCTGTGCAATGGGATGACCTGCCTTGCGGACCAGCACACAGAGCAGGCGCAGTCCGGGGCGTGGGTTTGGCGCAAGTAATTCGGAGACGACATGGTCAGCTTCCTCCTTATCTTGGCGAGCACGGCCCCAGGCGAGAGCTTCAACCCGCAGGTCGGTCAGATAGGATTCTTCCGGCTGGGAGAGGTAGCCGGCGTCCATGAGGCCATCGATCAGCATCAGGGCGCGGTCGAAGGGTTCGCTGGGATGCTCTGCCGCGTGCAGCAGATAGCCCTCAAGGAAGCCCAACAAGGCGTTAATCGGGTTGCTCGACAGAACGCGCGCTACCTCAACGCCTTCAAAGCTCTGCTCAACACGGAAGACCAGTTCGGCATTCAGGGAACGCATAGAGGCCTTGGCAGCCTGTTCAACCCGAGCGCGAAGGGCTAGAGGCATACGGAGTTTGAATTGCGGATCGGTGCGGCTCATGCCGTCCACTCCTGTTCCAACAGCCAGTTGCGAAGCAGCGCGCTATTCACCATGCGCAGCTTTCCCAGCTTCACCGACGGCAGCACACCCCGGTAAACCCAGGCGCGGGCGGTGCCATAGCTAATGCCGTTGCGCTCCGCCCACCGTTCGATGGACTCCACATCCTGTTGCGGCCCTATCAGGGCGCTGGGGGTAAGCTCTTCCAGTTCCATGCTCATTCCGTCACTATTCGTGGCATTAACAAAATTCATCTATGGATTTAGTCCATATGGACATTATCCATAGATCAGAAATTATGACAATAGTCCATAATGGTATTTATCAATGGCTGAAGGCATGGCCAATAGAGCGCTTCAATTGCTTGATCAGACCAGCTTGAAAGAGTTGGCAGAGGTCAATAGCAAGGACTACGTCCGCTGGCAGAGTATTAAGAGAGGCAGGGCGAGAATTGGCGCAGAAGAGCTAGAACAGTTGGGGAAAATCTATCCCCAGTATCGCTGGTGGCTCATGACCGGAGAAGTTATGCCTGAAATTGGGCAAACTAGTCCGCCCTATGACGAAGCCAATCGAAACTTGCCCAATCAAAACGCGGGATAGCGATCACTAGAAAAGTAGCACTGCGATGGTATGCCCTACGGACGGAAGGCAAGAATGAAAGCTGACAAGGACGATGCACCAGAGTACTTAAAAAGAAAGCGGAGCCAGAGCTTTGGTAAATGGTCGCTGGCAATTGCTCTAGGGCTAGGGCTTTCAGGGTTAGCCTTACACATGGCAGAAAACCAATTCCTAGCAAAACCACAGGCTGGCCAGCCCTCCTATTCTAAAAGTCCTACTCAGACTTCTAATTATAAAATTCCAGAAAGTGAGCCGAAAAGGACATCAGAAGAACTTTTTTGGGAAAGCGTTAATGCGCGCAATCATCAACAGAGCCAGCCTAAACAAACTGTTTATAACGATAGTAATTACGGGCCACAAAAACCGGCCAACACCTACACACCGCCAGCCCCCCATCGAGTAGTATCTGCGCCTCAGCAAACACAGCAACGCCAAACCAATCGAGCAAGCCGCGAGCGAACCTCTAAATGGATCAAAAGCTGGAATGGCGGTACAAACTATCTGGCGGAATGGCTATCCATAAACAATTACATAGATGGCTCCAGTGTCTGTGCAAATCATCGACGCGGATCAATCAACTTCCGCGAATGCCGTAAAGCTGCCAAGCAGTATTTCCATGAGCAGTGCAGAAACTGGCGTGCGCGTTATGACAGTGACCGCAAGGTAAGCAGTGATCGAATGAAGACACGTTACTGCACTGCGGCGAGCAGCTTCAACCCAATGGGATAATTTAATTTTAAAAAGCAACTTATACTTAAAAACATCAATGAGTGACTAATCCAAAAATATGGAGATGCTAAGTGTGGAGCTTTGAAACTACAGGCGCACATAGAAGGAACAGAATAATTTTTGAAAACATCATTTCAGGAGACCGAATGAAATCGATAAAAACAGGGAGATACAAAAAACTTTCGACATAAAAACTTCAGCCCAATAGGCTAACCCAACACTTTGAGATTTTAAATATAACGATATAGTTAGGACGCTGACCGCATGTACAGAGTAAGTGTTTTCATCGACTGGGACAGTGCCGCCAGAATCTCACCCAACGGGCTCGCAATTCGAAACCCCGACGCCCCGCTAAAAACTAAAGAAACTGCTATAAGCAGCATATTTGAAGAGCTGCAAAAGAAAACACTAAAAAAACTCAATGAAATAACAAACAACAAAAGAGCCACCATTGAGAAAGCACGCATTTACCATGGATGGCATCAAGGAACAACAGCAACAAAAGACAGAGTAGCTTGGGAAAACATAAGGAATAAAATTCGTTCTCTACGAGAGGGAAACTCGATATTTACCCCTGAAATTCAATTTGGAAATGAGTTAATTTGCAACGGCATAAGAGTCCCTTTATATGACACTTTAAGACAAGATCAAGGTGGAAAAAGAAAATCTACAAAAAAATTCCAACAAAAAATGGTAGATACATCACTTATATCAGATCTGCTTTGCCACTGCCGGACCGAAAGTAAAAATTTCAAAAGAGACTCAGAGCCCAACTCAGCTGCGATAATCATTGGGGATGACGACGATCTTCTACCGGGAGCATTTGTCGCTGAAGCCTGGGGTATGCCGACATATGTATTCAGAGTATCAAGAGAACATGAAAGTCGGCACATTTCATCATCTGGAATTATTCATAGGATTTAAAAATGGATATCGAAAAAATCACAAAGGACATCCTCGCATTTAGCGACCCTTTTACGGACAGTAAAATAAAAAACCCAGCAGGAAAACGTAGAGTAGAACTAACAAGAAACGCAAGAGAATTAGCCTTCGATATCGACAAAACTTCAGGAAGAATCTCCTCTAGGCACCGAAAAGCAGACTATCAAAATCTAAAATCCCTTCTAGCTTCTCCAGAATTTTGCGATATAAGAAGGCTTGCAGACACTCAGCATCGGTACTATTCACGGCAAGAACACAGTCCCGAGATACCAGCCGAAATAACCATAAACAATAAGAAAATTCCAGCAGAAAATCTAGCTGAAAAAATATCTTCTATCGATGGGAAAATTTCGTTAACGCTGCTCGATGGACCTGCCGGTGTCGGAAAAACACATCAAATCAAACAACTAGCCAAGAAACAAGCAGCAAATTTTTTAAGCGACAACCAATCACCACCTGTTTTACACATCAGCAGCGGAGGAAGAAGACTTTCAAACTTCCCCGACGTACTGGCTGCAACCACACAAGAGATCGGAGCATGCTTTAATGGAAAGCAAGTACCAATATTAGTTCGTCACGGATTAATAATTGCTGCAATTGATGGTTTCGACGAACTGGTTGATGCTGACGGCTATGAAGACTCATGGAGGGCCCTTCAACATTTTCTCAATGATGTAGGAGACTCAGGACAGATAATACTTGCGGCAAGAGATACATTCATCGACCAACAGGAATTACTAGAAAGAATAAACAAAGAAAATTTCGAAAACATAAAGCTTGAACTTGGCCATATCAATCTAGTATCACCAGACAGCGCGATAGAATATCTATCCAAGTCTCCACACTGGAAACCTGACGATATTAACTCAGAAATCACTCGAGATATCTTATCAGAAGGTAGCTACGCACTTCGACCATTTTTTCTTAATGTATTGAGAGACGCAGGTGGCTGGGAGAAAGTAAAAGACGAGGGCTTCAGATCCTATCTCGTCAATAGCCTAATCCTGAGGGAGGCAAAAATAATTTCTTCTACACTAAAAGGATTAGACGCTCAAGAAGTTATACCTCCACTACACCATTTATTCTCTGAAATATCACTTGAAATGGCAATTAGAGAAAACAACTTAATTGATCTAGAGCACCTTTCATTTATTATGTCATATGTATTTGAGGGGGTCACAGATGATGCTTCCATACGCAAACTCTCTCATAAATCTGGAAGTACCTCTTTACTTGAAATAACAAACGAAAAAGACAAGAGAAAATTCCCCCACTCAGAAATTCAATACTATTTCTTTGCCCATGCCATACTTGAAGCACTAGCAGGAAAATCAACCCCTTCTGTTCTTCGAAGAACAATACTAGGAAATGAGCAACTTGAAGTATTCGCAGAAGTATTTGCATCTAAAGAAAAACAGGCGAAAGACGCTACAACCTACTTGTACTCTGAACTCAATAAAGATTTGACTGCCGACAGCCTTTCGAACAATGGAGCCGCAATAACCCTACTAGCATTCTCGCTAGGTCTGCTCAACAGGCTTGACTACCTAACAGTTAATGAGGCCACTTTTGCAGCCGGCTCACCATCGGGCGTCTTAAACGACTTTTCTGCGAGTCGAATAGATGCATGCGGCGCTGATCTGACAGACGTAACATTCGAGAAAACTAGGATTACCACACTAGTAATCGATGAATACACAAAATTCGGAAAAAGTTATCCACAAATAGACTCATTAGAAATTCGTGGTCCTAACTCTCGCATAGAGCGCTCACCAGAAATAATTAGCAGCGAACTCTCAAAACACAGCATAGCCACCTCAGAAAAAAATTACTCAGAGAATCCAGCTATAAAACTATTGGAAAAGCTAGCACGGCGCTCAAATCGTTATTGCTACATAAGAGAAGAGGGCGATGACGAGGGTTCATTCTTATTAAAAGATGACAGATGGCCAATACTCAAAAATATTCTTAAAAAACACAACAGAATTGATATCAAAGTAAAGAAACCTATGCATGGAAGACCTGCTCCTTTATTCAGAATCAAAAACCCCATGGAACTCCTTAATCACTCACTACCAGAAACAATAAAAATACTTGATGATATATTAAAAAACACCCAGCAATATTAACGCCCCCTAACATGACAGAGCCGCCTCCAGAGAGGCGGCTACTCTCCCTAATAAATAAAGAATTCGCATCACTCAATCAAAACTTTCTACCACATTAATTCTACAATAGATTTTTCGATTTACGCTCCTTATTACTGGAAGCCCAACATGTCGAAAAAGAGTCGAAATCAATGGCACGAAGAGCCACGAAGTGAGACGCCTAAAGAGCGAAAACAATGGCATTGGAACGTATAAGAACGCTTCAAAGCCATGTTTTA